GCCTGACCATCAGCGGCTATGCACTCCACCCTTGCATCCGGGTGGCATCCACAATCGTCAAACTCACCGAGGACTACCTCGCCAACAGCCTCCGCTTCGAGCGATGCCAGCGCGATACGCGCCAGCTTCAGTACCACTTTGGGAGTTATTTTTTCACTGAAGTGCTCTCGCGCTTTCTTTTCCGACCACACGACAGGCCACAGGACTTCTTTCGCTGCTGCTTCGATTTGCTGTAACTGCTCTTTGGTGAACTCTCTGGTAATAGTGCTCATGGGTTAGCCCTCAACCTTGCGCGGTGCTCCGCGATATTCTGGTGCCGGAACGTGCTTAGGCGCGGCAATGACATGCTTCAGCATTTCTTTCCAGGTCGCTGCGTTATTACGAAGCCAGCGACCATCGTTATCGTCAAAGAAGCCTTTAGCGACCGAGTGAGACAATTGCTCGGCGACATCGCACGGAACCGCCACAGTCTGAACGCCGTTGTTGTAGTAGCCGAGGTTGGATAGCACATGGCTTTCAGCATAACGCCCTGCCGTGTGGCATCTGCACCGATATCCGCTATTGTCTGCTGCCCACAGCGTGATATACGGGTCGCCACGCTGGGTATGTGCGGTACTCAGAATGAAATATTCACGTTCCATGCTCACTCTCCTTTAGCGGCTGCGGCGGCGCTTAGCTTGGTATTCACGTCGCCTTCAAAAATAGGCAGCACACCAATGGCTGCAGCCCAGTTCTTAGCCAACTCAGGGTCAGATGTCTCGTCGGTGTAGTCTGATGCTCGCCAACCAATAATTCGCTTCTGGTCAGGAAGGCCAGAATTTCTCTTCTCTGATGCTTGCTCTAACGCATTAAGAAGAGTTCGTATTTCCTGCTGCTGAGTGGCTATGGTTGAGTCCTTGGCTTCCAGCTCATCCAACATCCTACCCAGAGTTTTGGTGTGCATTTCTTCTCGCTCAAGCAATGCTGTTCCGCAATGTCGTTGCTCAAGTTCAGCAATCTCATCCAGCAGCACCAGCACGGTTTCAGGGGTACAATGTTTCAGAAAGTCGTTCAGTGCAGTGATTCGCTGGTCGAACGGCATAACTGGCGCCTCTCCAGCGATTTTTGCGTTCGCCGCCGCTTCACGTAATGCGCGTTTGTCGATGTTGCTCATTGGGCGGCCTCCTCCATGGCTGGGTCTGCTGGTAAAGTCATGTGCGGCACTTCAATCAGTTCTGCCCGAGCATCAGCCGTGTTAAGCGCCATTAATGCGACGATCCGCTTCTGCTCAGCATCCATTCGTAACGCTACTGTCTTGCCGTTCATATTGAAGAACACCGCAACGTTTTTGATATCTTCGATTTTCATACCCCTACCCTCCCCCAAACCATCAATACCCTTCTCATCGCCGCGCTGTTGCGGCACTCCTGGCAGATCACGTTTGTGTCCGTCCGCTGAATTAACTTCGACTTGCCCTGCCTCATACCCGGTATCGTGTCAGGGGCGAAGCGCATGCCGTAACTGGTCAGGCTGTAAAGGCGCTGGCCGTATTTTCCTTCGCAGCTAATCAGGCCGTCGGCCAGCAGCGTGCTCACCGTTCCCGATATCTTTTTGGTGTCCATGCCGATAAGCCCTGCCAGTTTTGCGTTGTTCAGTCCTGGGTTATTGCGCAGGGCTGCCAGCACCTGCTCACGGATTGTTATGGTCATCTCACACCATCCCGTTCGACTTGTTGCGGTTGTACTTCGCCAGCAGCAGCTGGATCGGCGTCGGCCCGTGCTCGGCAGCCGGTGCTGCAATCGCCCGGCGTACCGGCGGAACTGGCTTACCCTCGGTGACGCGCTTCTCCCACATGTCCAGCAGATCACCCGCCTCGCGTGCCAGTTCACCATGAGTCAACTGGCGCTCTGTGCTGCGGTGGCGCAGTTCAACGCAGATGTGGTACATGACCGGCTGCGACCAGGGGAATTGCTCACTGGAAGTGAACTCGAACGAACGATTACGCCAGTCCCAGTATTCGGCGATCACCTGGTCAACGTTGACGCCCAGCGCGCCGCCGCTCTGCTTGCACCAGGCGACGAACTGGCCCGGCGACGGCAGGAATGGACGCTCCTGGCGGCGGGCAATGCGCATGCCGGCATCGACCTGAGCCATGGTGTGAATCCCATTCTCCTGAAACGCCAGAAGCCACTGACGGCGGAATTCGTTCAGGTCGTCCTGGGTGCGGAAGTTCGCCATGCTGGCCGGGAACGCGGCACGCAGCTCGTTGAACAGCTTGTTGAATACCTGCGCTACCTGTTCGACCGGGGCGCGTTCCTGATACTGCTCTGGCAGGTTATGAGCCATGCGACTCATCTGCTCGCGGTCGTGGTTACGCATCTGCTCTGCAAGAGATTTCATCGAATCACCCCATAAGCCCAGTCAGTGTTGTTGAAGTCCAGATCCGGCTTAGCGGCTGGTTTGCCGCGTACTGCCGCTTGCTTGTTCTGATAACTCAGTTTCTGGCTGGCAGTGATAAACCAATTTTTTGGCTTCTCATGCGTGAACTCGATATCCAGTTTCTGAAGTTCGTAATTCAGGTCTATCAGCGGGTACAGGTTTAACCATGCTTGATAGTCCTTGTGGTTCAGCCGAACGATTTGGCCCTCGAATGCGTACCGACTCGATATCTCATGAATATCCGCATTGGCCTCTTCGCAAGACGCGTAAGCGGCTTGGGTGTTAACCAAGGAATCAGGATCAGGGATAGGGGAATCAGGAATCAGGTTAAGGGAATCAGCAGGATTTAAACTGTTCTGAACCTGTTCTTGCACCTTACTAGCACCGTGCTTTTCTTGTGCTTCATTATTTTCAATGACTTGAGGCTTTCCCTCTTCTTCCTTTTCCTCTTTTGCATCTGAATTGCACTGTTCTTGTTCGGTGCCATTTTGGTTCTGAGACGGTTCTGGTATCTCACTTGCCGCTTCTTTGCAGTGCGGGTTCTGGTGCTTTTTCCAGTTAGAAACTTGAATGTAGGAATCGCCTTTCACCTGGTAACGATTGATGAATTTATGCTGATGCAGCTGCTGCAATAAAGCATCACAATCGACATCATCGAACGGCAGCACCATGGCTTTAATTTTCTTAGGGCGGTCATCCAGGCGACCCTCTTTATCGGCAATAGTCCACAGACCAGCGAAGAGAATGCGAGCCAGTGGCTGACATTCTGCGAGCTCGTCGTTAGTGAAAAAGCCTGGCTTGATGTTTCGTGAGCGAGCCATCAAAATCCTCCTGGTTTCTGCGGACCATACACACCCGCAGCTTCTTGGGATGCAATGTATGCTTCGCGATGTTGAATGTACTCACGGACGACAGGTATTCCCCTCCCATCCATAAACGCTAACGAGCAACCACCCCTATTGACGAGATGCAGATATTCCCTTCCGATTTCTACCAACCTTTTTGTCGCCGCGTACTGGCAGCCGAAAACTGATATATCGAGATCGTCAAACAGTTCTTGCAAAGAGAAAGGTTCGCTCTGCTCAATGCAAATAACGTCATAAGAATCAGCAAGTTCCTCTATCGTGGCGCTACGGCTGATTAAACCGATTGCATCAGCTGCTTCAGCGATTTCTTCTTCAGTGCATCTGAAAAACTCACGACCAGGATTGATTCGGCAGTTGGACAGGTATTGATGAAACTCCTGTTCATGGCCTCTCGGGTTATCGGAAAAGTAGGCGCTATGGACTTCAAATGGCGCCGGTATGCCAGTGCCCTGTGAAATCTGAGCAGCACGTATTTCAGGCTCATTTACTGTCATTCCTATTTTGAAGATTCCCGGCATGTATGGATTTTTGAGCGCGTAAATCCACCCTTGAGATCTGAGTCCGCTAGGAATATCAAGATGCTTAACCTTCTCTTTCTCCAGGCTGAGCGGCAAAAACATCGTGTTATGCATCAATTTCTCTGCCATAATTACTCCCGTTACTTGGCGTAACACAGTGTTTGGAAGGCCTTTGAAGTGACCGCTTCAAGGGCTTTTTCTTTTCTGGTGCCTCTCACATAACCCCCAGCATCGACGTGACCATAGCCATCAGCGGCGCAGTCAGATCCGGGTCGACACGGAACATCTCTACAATCCCCTCACTGAGTTCCTTGAGCTTCTGGTGACGCGGGGCGTTCATCGCAACGGCCACTTTCGCCTCGCTCGTTTCCTTCTCAAGTCGAGCTAAGCGGGACATGAAACTGTCCTCGGGAAGAAGTCGATGGCGATACTCCAGCGGCAGGACGGCCATGATTGCGGGCGTCAGCTGGCGCACGTTCTCGCGGTACTGCTCAGAGTCGAAACGGTTATCCAGAAAGCGAAAAAGTTTCTGGCGCGCCCTGCTGATGTCTTCCGGGAAGCTGATGGCGGTCCCGCCCTGCTCCCGGTATTCTTTGATGATCAACGCCGAAACCACGTCCTGATTGTCCAGCGCCGATGACCATGCCCGGACCGCATCGCGGATCTTTTCGTGGTCTGGCGCCGCCTTAGCTTGAGCGCGGTTTATCACCGCTCCCGGGTGTATTCCGGTATTGTGTTGATACGCAAGTGAATGCATTGCTTTCCCTTTCGTTGTTAGGGCCGCCGGTCAGGCGGCTGTGTTATTCGCCTCAAGCAGCTGGGCGAGGTCTGGACGGATATCTGCTGGTTTGAGCTTGCCGTTTGTTGCAGTGACAATCTTCATTACGTAGCGGGCATCAATGCCGCCGCCGTGCAACCAGCGCCATACCGTCGGCTGAGCAACGCCGCAAAGGTCGGCTAATTTCTTCTGGCTACCAGCGATATCAATGGCGCGCTGGATTGTTTTGTTCGTCATCTTCCAATTCCTATAAGTATTGGTGTGAATTGATAATAGCAATGCGTATTGATTTAGGCAATAGCTAAACGTGTTTTGACCATCAATACGCAAGCGTATAAATTAAAACTCATGAAAAAAGAAACTCTTGCAGAACGCCTGAATCAGGCGATGGAACTATCTGGCATGTCTCAGGGCGCTTTGGCTAAAGCGTCTGGCGTTGCTCAGCCCACCATCTGGCGGCTGACCAGCGGAAATGCCCGAGGATCAACTAAAATCGTTGAGATCGCCAATGCGCTTGGCGTTCGTACTGAGTGGCTTTCAACCGGAGTTGGCCCAATGCGTGAAGATGGTCAAATGCCCGCAATTTCGCAGCCAAAAACAGAGCTGGCCCCTACTGACACATTCCGCATTGAGGCGCTAGACTTTTGCGTAAGCGCCGGGCCAGGAGCCATCAACAGCGAATTTGTAGAGGTGCTGAGATCCGTGGAATACTCAGTGGAAGATGCTCGTCGGATGTTTAATGGCAGGAAGGCTGAGCAGATCAGAATCATTAATGTTCGCGGCGACAGCATGTCCGGGACCATTGAGCCTGGCGACCTACTGTTCGTAGATATCAGCGTTCAACACTTCGATGGTGATGGCATATACGCCTTCATCTATGACGACACATCTCATGTGAAACGCCTGCAGAAGATGAAAGATAAGCTGCTGGTAATATCAGACAACCAAACCTATCGCCCCTGGGAGCCGATCGAAAAAGAAGAGATGAATAGAATCTTCGTATTCGGCAAGGTGATTGGTAGCATGCCGCAGACGTACAGGAAGCATGGTTAGCCAACCAGTGGCCTGATGAGGTGTTTGGGTGATAAGAGAATATCTGATAGTAGGCGTGGTTACTTTGCTCTCGGTTGTTGCGATCGTGCTTATGGTGGCCTGATGAGACTTTTGGATAGAGACGAAGCTGCGCCTAGTTTAGTCAGTAGAGATTTAATTTTAGTTTTTTTCTACGGAAAGTGAATTTTGCAAAACGACTATCTGCAAGTTACAGCCTACACTAGACGCATGAAAGACGGGATGACTCAGCCCTTCCTGTGCACGTGCCAAGATGGGCAAGCTTACATTGTTAAAGGCAGGCCAAAACTCCGGCAGAAAGAGCTTGTAGCAGAATTCATATCTGCTCATCTAGCAAGACAAATTGGTCTACCTTGCCCAGACTTCTGCATTGTAGATGTTGGACAACAGATAATAGAGTTCATGCCTGACTTGCGCGGCGAGCTTTTCCCGGGTCCTGCATTTGCCACCCGCTTTGTTGAAAATGCCTCAACGATAAACATTCAACAAGCCCGTAACGCTGTAAACATACAGGATCAAAAGAAAATATTTTTCTTTGATCGCTGGATAAACAATGCAGATCGGTCTCTTACTGAGATTGGCGGGAATGTAAATATAATTTTCGATGCTGTTAACAATAGGTATTACCTGATTGACCATAACCTGGCGTTCACACAAGATACAACTGATGATGAGTATGATGTCCATGTTTACTCTGCAAATGGAAGAAAGTGGAACTTCGACATACTTGATGAACCCGAGCTGATGGATCTCGCAAACGAAGCTATTGGTTCAGTTGAGGAGACGTTTAATCAGATTCCGGCTGATTGGTTTACATCCGATGAGGAACGTGATCTGATGTTCAACGAGATATTGGGTTGCTTAAACAGAGTAAGTAACAAAGATTTTTGGGATAACATCAAATGACTACACCATGCCTATACAGCATTGTTAGATATGCGCCATATGCAGAAACCGAAGAGTTTGCCAACGTCGGTGTAGTTCTTTGTGCCCCGAAATTAGGGCAGTTTCACTTTCAACTGACGCAAGGCAACAACGCTAGGGTAAAGAACTTCTTCCAAGACGAGATAATTTTCCCTCACGCAAAAGATGCAATTGCGAGAGAGTTAAAGTTCGCACAAGAACAAAGTTGTAAATTCACCACACCGGAGAGGCTGGCTAATTTTTTCAACTACTTAATTGGAAAAAAGGAATCAATCATACATTTTAGCCCTGCGAGAGTTGTGATGTCTGATTGTCCGCAGGACATGTTGGCTGCTCTTTTTGATAAGTTTGTAAACCATTCAGAAGTAACAAAAGAATCTCGTGAGGCAATACTGACTAGAGAGCTAAAGAATCGTTTCTCTCATTATAACGATCTTAAGAACGTCTTCAAAAAAGAGACGCTTGGCGGAGAGTTAACGCGATTTTCCTTACCGTTTGTCGCTCGTCAAGAAGGGCAAATTTTATGCGCGATCAAACCGCTAGCGTTCGTACAAGACAAGCCTGAAAAGATGATGGAGCACTGTGACTCTTGGACAGCAAAAATTTTACGTGCCACTAGTGAAAAAATTCTATCGCTCTCTAATGTGTTATTTACGATCGATGCACCTCGCCATCCAAACGATCTTGAGGTCAAAGCGATGCGTGAAATTCGTAAAACTTTCAATGAGAAAGGCATCAATCATGTTGAGCATACAGATGAAGCATCGATAGTAAAATTTGCTAGACAAGCAATTTAACCCGGCCACCGCGCCGGGTTTTTTATTGCCCACCCATAAAGCTATCCCCCATTCTGCCGATAACTATCCAGCCTGAAGCTGATAACAATAACTATCGCAACACTACCTGCCCGCCCGTGCGGGCTTTTTTATTGCCCCTTCCGCACCAACTCCGCCGCATCCCTGTTAGCCCCCTTACCTATCACGTTTCCCGTTTCCTTCCGGTACCGTTCCAGCTTGTCGATGATGTTTTGCTGGGTCATAGGTAAATCTGCCAGTGACAACTCCATGACCGCCCGCCCCATGGCGTGAACCATCATGTTCACTCTTTCTTCATCCAAGTCCATTACCCACTCCTTTTTGATGTTTTTTTGCAGCATACCACGCAAGCTTTACAAAAATAAATTCCTTTAGCTATCAACGAATTAATAGCAATTGCTATTATTTAATATCAATACGTATTGCTATAAACAATACTCATCGCTATTATCAACTCATCGAAACGAAACATCGACAGCTGTGCGAAGTTAGCCAGCGGCGAAGTGGAGATTCGGTCAGTCGAACGGCGCGACAGTAAACCATGCGTCGGACCATAGGCGGGCTCAGGAAGAGCGGCAATTATGGCAAAACGAAAGAAAAGATTTATTCCAGTCCATTCGAAGCTGAGTGGGCTGTGCTGAATCAACCCACGCAACAAAGGAGCTTCTATGCGACGGCAAAGCTATATCGCTCACAAATAATCGGTACCACAAATGCTTTCGGAAAACCCGGCGTTGTCGGGGTTTTTGGTGAGTGCTTTGGGCTGGCAGACGGTTATCAGCTAGTTGGTGAGGTAATGGCTCACCAAGGCGACGACGGCCTTCCCTGCTACTTGAAAGTGGGGAGCCAGCACCAAAGCTTTTCTCCCGCATCAGCGGGTAACGACAGAGGGTAAGACGATGGGGAACGTTAAAAAATACACAGTCGACTATGACTGGAAGGCGGAGCTAACGGTTGAGATAGACCACGACGTAATGACCGATGAAAAGCTGCATGAGATTAACAATTTCTGGTCGAACGCCGATTACCGACTGGAGCGCCAGGGATCAGTTTTGAATGCGGTGCTGGTCATGCTGGCCAAAGAGGCTCTGCTCATTGCACTGAGTCAAAACTACAACACTTACGGCATTGTGAGTGCGTTCGACTGGTCGAAAGGTGAAGGGGTTGAAGGATGGCCGCCAATGGACGGCAGCGAGGGCATAAAAATAACCCATGTAGACGTTTCAGGAATACTCGATTCAGACGACATAACCATCAAGGCCGCCTAACTAGCGGCTTTTTTCATACCTCAGTCGCTTCACCGAGGCGGCTTAGTTATGACAACCGGCGGCCATCCACCGTCCATTAGCGCAGAAGTCTTGTATTAACCGTTCCGTTCGCCGCGATAAGGCCAAGAGGATTTATGAGTGACTTGGAGTTTGGCTTAAAGATATACGCCTTATGGTTTGTCGGGATGTTTCTGCTCGGCATAGCAATCAA